CATAGGTAAAACATTTATAGGAGAAAAAAATGGCAGATCTAACCAAATTTGAAGAAATGCTCGAGCGTCTTGTTAACGAAGACAAGGAAGGCGCTGAAGAGCTTTTCCACGAAATCGTGGTAGAAAAATCACGTGATATTTACGAAAATCTACTTGCTGAAGAGGAAGATGAAGATATTGATGAAGCTGGTCCAGATGATGGAACACGCGGTAGCGACGGTAAACCACAAAAAAATGCTGACGGCGAAGACGAAGGCGAAGTGGGCGATGCTACTGGCGGAAAAGCAACTGGTGTAAAAGGTAAAAAAGCACCTCCAGCAATGGCTAAAAAGCCAGCTAAAGTAAAAGAAGACGAAGACGAAGTTGATGAGTCAGACGATGACGACTTAGAAGAAGACTTTGATCTTGATGAGTTTGAAGTTGAAGCAGATCCAATGGACATGGGTGACGAAGATCCTATGATGGGCGGAGATGCAGGCGACGATTTAGATATGGACATGGGCGGCGACGACATGGATGACATGGACGGCGACGAAGGTGACGTAGAAGATCGTATTGAAGACCTTGAAGATGCTTTAGACCAATTACAACAAGAATTTGCTGAGCTAATGGATAAAGAAGGCGGCGACGACGAAGGCGGCGACGACATGGACATGGACATGGACATGGATGACGAAGGCGATGATGAAGAATCAGAAGATGAGTCATTTGCGTTTGAAGCAAAAGAAAAAGTTGATCCTAAAAAGAAAGACGAAAAGAAAGTTGCAGATCCAAAAGCAGATAAAAGCACAGATAAAAAAGCTGAAAAATCTGTAAGCGAAACAATGAGAGAATATGTCGAAAAAGTAAATGCTTCAATGGGTGACGATGGCGATAAAAGCACAAAGTCAGCAGTAGCAGGCGCTAACGACATGGGCGGTACAGCTTCCAATATTGCACAAGGTGCAGACGGAGGCAGTGGCGGTACACAAGGCGGACTATCACAACCTTCAACAAAAGAAGATAATGCTGGTAACGTAAATGTACCAGGCGGTAAAGCATCGAAGTCGATGAAGAACCAGCCAGCAGGACATGGCGCTGAGAAAAAAGGTAAGCCAGAATCTGCAGATAAAGGCGCAGGTAGCACACTTAATAATGTAAGCACTCGCGCTAAGTAAGGACTAAAGGATGAATAATTTCTTACGAGAGCATTTGACATTTGACCAAGCAGGAATGGTCGTAGAGTCTACCGATAATGCTACAGGTGGCAAAGACCTTTTTATGAAAGGTATTTGCATACAAGGCGGTGTGCGTAATGCAAACCAACGTGTATATCCTGTAAATGAAATTGGTAGGGCTGTCAAAACTCTCAATGATCAAATAGCAGGAGGATATAGTGTTCTCGGTGAAGTTGATCATCCAGAAGGCCTTAACATTAACTTAGATCGTGTAAGCCATATGATCACAGAAATGTGGATGGATGGCCCAAACGGTTACGGAAAACTTAAAATTTTACCGACACCAATGGGAAACCTAGTTCGCACTATGCTTGAAGCTGGTGTGAAACTAGGCGTCTCATCAAGAGGTTCAGGTAATGTATCAGAAGACGGCAGTAACACCGTCTCTGATTTCGAAATAATCACCGTGGACGCAGTAGCACAACCTAGCGCCCCTGGTGCATACCCAACACCAATCTATGAGCATCTAATGAATACTCGTGGAGGGTATAAGGCATACGAACTTGCACAGGCAACTAAAGAAGACGCTAAGGCACAAAAATACTTAAAAGAATCACTGATTAACATAATCAGTCGACTCCAATAACAGGAGAAATGATAATGTTGGATGCACTAAAAACACTTTTTGAAAACGATGTAGTTTCTGAAGAAGTGCGCCGCGAGATCGAAGAGGCGTGGGAAGCGAAGATTAAAGAAAATCGTCGCGCAGCTACAGCTGAACTTCGTGAAGAATTTGCAAAAAAATACGAGCATGACAAACAGACTCTGGTTGAGTCAATTGACAAACTATTAGAAGAGCGTCTTGCATCTGAACTTCAAGAGTTTGCAGAAGATCGTAAAGGTCTAGCAGAAGCAAAAGCAAAATATGCTGTTGCACAACGTGAAAATGCAACTCTACTTAAAAACTTTGTATTAGAATCGCTAAAGAAAGAAGTTAGCGAACTTCACGAAGATCAAAAAGCAGTAGCACAAAAGTTCACACAACTTGAAGAATTT